ATACTGAGAAGCCAATATTGAAAAAATTAAGAAAAGTAAATAACATATAAAATGAGTTTTTTTGTTACTACTTTAGTTGAAGGCTTATCCAAATTAAATTTAACTGATTTGGACAAGTTAAAATCTATAATATTAAACACAAAAGGAAAGATAATAATATTAGGAAATGGTGGAAGCAATTCTATTGCATCACATATATCATGTGAATACACAAAAGCATTAAACAAACCATCTATTTCCTTTTCCGATCCTGCTAGATTAACTTGTTATGCAAATGATTATGGATATGAAAATACATTTAAACAGTTTTTAAAAGAATTTTCTGAAAGCAATGGATTGGTTATATTAATAAGTTCCTCTGGTAATTCTAAAAATATAACAAATTGTGCTGAATATTGCATCGACACGGGATTAAAATTTATTACATTAAGTGTCTATAAAAGTGATAACAAATTAAGAAGTTATTCGAATAGAGCAGAATTAGATTTCTGGATAGATAGTAATGATAGTGGAATAATAGAATGTATCCATGAAATAATTTTACACTCAATTATATGAAAAAACTTATTTATTGTTTTGATTTAGATGGTACTCTCTGTACAAATACAGATGGATCTTATGAATTGGCTAAACCATATCTTGACAGAATACGAATCGTTAATGATTTATATGACAAGGGGCATTTTATAATAATAGATACCGCACGAGGAAGTACAACAAATATAGACTGGACAGAATTTACAAAGAATCAACTTCACAGGTGGGGGTTAAAATTTCATAAGGTTCGCGCGGGCGTTAAATTTAAGGCGGATTTGTATATTGACGATAAAGGAATGGGTGTAGAAGATTTTTTTAAATAGGAAAATCACATGGGCGATTTTAGAAATTACGAAATTAATAATTTAAAATTATATAAAAGTTTAGAAGCAAAAGATATAAAAATTTTAAGTAAATATATTGGTGAAGTAAATACAATCATAGAATTTGGCTCGTATGATGCAGGAGATGGTTGTTATTTAAAAAGTAATTTTCCAAATGCAAATGTCTATAGCATAGAAGCATGTCCTGAAAGATTTTCTACAATTAAAAAAATAGAAAACATTTGTGGAATAAAGTCGTTTAATTATGCAGTATGTGATTATGATGGTTTTATAAATTTTTATCAAGTTTTTGATGAAAATGTTTTAGATCATCCAAAAAAATATGGAAGTTCTGGTTCTATAAATAAAAAAACAAATTTTTATAAAACAACATTCGATCATGTTAAAGAGAATACTTCTATTTCTGTCCCATGTATAACCATACAAACATTTTGTAAAAATAATAAAATAAGTTCTGTAGATTACATGCATATTGATACAGAAGGTGCTGAACTTAAAGTTTTATCAGGATTTGGGAACATTAGACCAAAAATATTAAGATTAGAAAATTGTTATGGTAAAAAATACTATGGAGAAGATGCATACGATGCTCCGGAATTAGATATATTTTTAAGCAATATGAATTATACAGAATTAAAAGAAGGAACCACAGGCGACAGTGGTTTATATATTTACAATGCGTAATATAATTGTTACGGGTGGTTCTGGTTTATTGGGCAAATCTTTAAAAAATAAAGAACCAAATTTTATATACTTATCTTCTAAAGATGTCAACCTTACAGATTATACCCAAACTAAACAAGTATTAGGAATACATAATCCCCATACTATAATTCATTTGGCTGGTAAAGTTGGTGGTATAAAAGACAACTCTGAAAATCCATATGATTTTATTTACGCAAATAATACCATAAACACTAATGTAATAGATTATTGTGTTAAAAGAAAAATTAAATTAATATTTGCATCAAGTACTTGTGTTTATCCTAAAAATGCAAAATCGTATCCATTAACAGAGGATATGGTGAATGATGGTGAACCAGAATCAACAAATGATGCATATGCATATGCAAAGAGATTTGCTAGAAATACATTAGTTTCTGCGAATAAGCAGTATGGATTAAACTATACTGTTTTATATTTTTGCAATCTTTATGGTGAACATGATGAATTTTTTAACGATAAGAAAAGTCATTTAGTTACTTCTTTAATACAAAAATTTCATAATGCAAAGATCAATAATCTAAACAAGGTTGTTTTATGGGGAACAGGTAAACCACTTAGACAATTTATGCACTCAGATGATGCAGCAGAAATAATTAAAATAGTTTTGAACAACAATATTACTGGTGAATACAATGTAGCGATAGAAGACAATTTAACTGTAAAAGAAATAGCAGAAATTGTAAAAGATGTTATCGGTTTTAATGGTGATATAGAGTTTAATGGAAATTTGGATGGTGTATATAGGAAAGATGCATCATCTAAGAGATTGCTAGATACTATTGGTGGTTACAACTTTATACGCTTGAGAGAGGGTATAGACAAAACATATAAAGTATTTTTGGAGAAACACTATGTGGAAATTGATGCACGATGAAGCAATATCTAAAGAAGATAGAGAACTAGTTTCGGAATTTATTTTAAATTCTCCAAAACTAACATACGGACCAAAGATAAAGGAATTTGAAAAGAAATGGTCTGAATGGTTGGGGGTGAAGCATAGTGTATTTGTCAATTCTGGTTCATCTGCAAATCTTCTTATTGTTCAAGCAGCACATGATTTATATGGTCATGGTAATTGGGGAGCACAGAGTTGCACATGGGCAACAAATGTTGCACCTATAATGCAATTACAAAAAAATACTGGATTGTTTCTAACTGATGTTGATCTAAAAACATTAGGTCCAAGTTTGACAGATTTAGAATCACTATTCCAAAAACAAAATATAAAGTATTTTTTCTTAACCCATGTTTTAGGATTGCCATCAACAACGCCCAAACTCTTAGAACTATGTCAAAAATATAATGTTAAATTATTTGAGGATTGTTGTGAATCACATGGATCAACTATACAGAATCAAAAAGTAGGAACTTTTGGTTTGGCTTCCTCTTTCTCTTTTTTCTATGGTCATCATATTACAACAATAGAAGGTGGAATGATATGTACAAATGATGATGAATTTTATAATAGACTGATATTACTTCGTTCACACGGTCTTCTAAGAGAATTACCAGAGGAAGAAAGGGTTAAAAATATAATTCCTGATATTGATCAGAGATTTACTTTCTTGTGCCCTAGTTATAATGTAAGAAATACAGATGTTCATGCAGTTCTTGGTTTAAGTCAGATGAAAAGGTTACCACTAACTGTAGAAGCAAGAAATAGAAACTTCAAAGTATTCGTTGAAAATTTAGATCCTCAAAAGTACCACACAGATTTTGAAACTGATGGTGTTAGTTTATTTGCTTTTCCAGTAATAGCAAAAGGCGTATCTTTAAAGAGAGTGTCGAAAGTTCTTGATTCATTTGGTGTAGAATATAGACCATTGATTGCAGGAAACCTAATGAGACATCCGATGATGAATTCTATTAATACTTTTAGAAAATTTAAAAATGCTGATCTTATTCATGACAATTCTTACTATGTTGGTAATAATGAATGGGTTACAGAAGAACAAGTAAAAGAATTAACTAAAGTATTAAACGAGGCATAATATGAAGAAAGCATTGATAATCGGGGCTAATGGTCAAGACGCATCATATCTGGCAGAATTGCTTTTACAAAAAGGATATTATGTATGTGGAACTGTAAGAAGAAATTCTGTACCAGAATCACAAACTACAAGAATAGAACATATTCTACCAGATATTACACTTAAATATATGGACCTTACCGATACTATAAGTGTAGATTCTGTAATTAAAGAAGTTCAAGCAGATGAAATTTACCACCTAGCAGCACAATCACATGTCCAAATTTCATTTGAATTACCAAAATATACTTTAGATGTTAATTCTGGAGGCACATTGGCAGTTCTTGAAGCAGCAAGAAGATTCTCACCACACTCTAAGATATATCATGCTGCAACTTCTGAGATGTTTGGTAATTCTTGTGATGCTGATGGTTATCAAAGAGAAACAACTCCAATGATTCCAGTAAGCCCATATGGTTGTTCTAAACTATATGCACATACACTGTGTCATAACTACAGAAATGCATATGATATGTTTATTTGTTCTGGTATTTTATTTAATCATGAATCACCCAGAAGAGGAATAAATTTTGTTACCAATAAGGTTGCTCTAGAAGCAGTAAAGATAAAGAAAAAATTATCCAATGTATTAAAGATGGGCAATTTAGACGCAAAAAGAGATTGGGGTCATGCAAAGGATTATGTTGAAGGAATGTGGTTGATGTTGCAACAAAATAAACCAAATGATTTTGTTCTTGCTACAGGTGAAACTAGATCTGTTAGAGAAATGACTCAATATGTTTTTAAAAAATTAAATATGAACTATGAATATTTTGTTCAAACTGATAGTAAATATTTAAGACCAGAAGAATTAAATTATTTAAAGGGTGATTCAACTAAAGCAAGAAATATTTTAAATTGGAAACCAAAATATAATTTTGAAGAACTGATGGATGAAATGGTTGAGCATTGGGAAAGAGAGTTTAGCAAATGAATATATTGGTAACTGGTGGTTGTGGATTTATTGGTTCTAATATTGTTGATAGACTTTGCATATCACAAAATTATAATATTACAGTTATTGATAATTTATCATCAGATGCACATGATCAATTTTATTACAATAAAAATGCTATTTATTATAAAGACGATATTACTAATAAACATATAGTAAATAGTATATTTGAAAGACACAAACCAGATTATGTTTTTCATTTAGCAGCAGAAGCAAGAATACAAAATTGTATAAATGAACCAACAAAGGCATTTAATACAAATACTGTCGGAACTCAAAACATATTAGAAGCATGTAGATTATTTAATGTAAAAAGAGTAATGTTTTCAAGCACATCTGCAATATATGGATTAAATGATACATTACCACAAAAAGAAACATTAAGTCCCAGTTGTTTAAACATGTATTCATATTCAAAATTATTTTCTGAAGGATTGTTTAAATTATATTCTGAAATGTATAATATAGATAGTGTTTGTTTTAGATATTTTAATGTTTACGGACCAAGACAACCAGTTAGAGGATCGTATGCACCAGTAATTGGTGTATTTTCTAGACAAAAGAAAAACAACGAAAAAATGACTATTGTTGGTGATGGTTTACAAACAAGAGATTATGTTCATGTTTCTGATATCGTTTCTGCAAATATAGTAGCAATGAATTGTGAACATAAATTAAATGGAAATATAATAAACATTGGAACTGGTAAATCTTTTTCAGTTTTAGATATTGCAAAGATGATGAATGGAGAGTATATTCATGTACCTGCAAGAAATGGAGAAGCAAGACATACACTTGCAGATATAACAAAAGCAAAAGAACTATTAAATTGGGAACCAAAATATAGTTTAGAAAAATACATGGAGAATAAAGAATATGATAATTGAAAACAGTGAATTAAATCTTCAGCAAGAAATTGAAAAGAGAGTTTTAAAAACTGGAGATTCTTATATTGATGCAATTCTTTTTGTTTGCGAAAATTATTCTTTAGATCCAGAATATATTGCAAAGCATCTACCAAAGCCAATTGTAGAAAAATTAAGAGAAGAGGGTGAGTCCTTGAACCTACTCCCAAAATCTTCTCGTCTACCCATATAAATACTCTTGACTACTCCAGTATCTGTAGTATACTACTGGTGTAAGTCGTACATGTCGTACACTTAAAACATACAAAAGGAGATATCGTATATGTCGTTCAAGGATCTAAAGAAGCGTTCTCAGGAAAACATTTCGCGTCTGACTGAAGAACTGGATAAGATGAATAAGGGCGCAGAGTCTTACAAGGATGATCGTTTTTGGAAGCCTACGCTTGATCAGGCAAGCAATGGTTTCGCTGTCATCCGTTTCCTTCCCCCTGTTGAGGGTGAGGATGTTCCGTGGGTTCGTGTGTTCTCACATGGTTTCCAAGGCAAGGGTGGTTGGTTCATTGAGAACTGCCCGACTACTATTGGTGGTAAGTGTCCTGTCTGTGAAGCAAATAGTGAACTTTGGAATTCTGGTATTGAGGATGACAAGACTGTAGCCCGTGATCGCAAGCGTAAGTTGTCTTACATTGCAAACATTATGGTCGTTTCGGATCCAAAGAATCCTTCAAACGATGGAAAGGTGTTCCTTTTCAAGTTTGGTAAGAAGATCTTTGACAAGATTATGGAGAAGTTGCA